TGGCCGTCTTCCGCTCGGGATCACACCCACGACGCTGGAGGTCTCACGAGTTCGACAGCACTCTTCCGTTGGGCGGAACGCACCTGGAGGCCGAGGAACTCGGTGATGCGTTCGATCTCCTCTATCGGATCGGCCAGCAGATTGTGGTAACCCACGGGCAACACCCGCTCGTGCGGCACCATTTCAAGCCCCGCGACCTGTGACTGCCACAAGGCTCGTTGCAACTGTTCGCATTGCTCTGGCGTCGCCCGGAGCCAGCCACGGGCTTTGGCGGAGCGATCCACGAGGGACCGGATCGACTCCTCGATTGGGCGGTCGATGTGGATGAAGCGACTCTCCGGTTCGAGTTCGAGAAGCAGGTTGATCATGAAACACAGGTGCGGGTACTTGCCGCCCATGATCGTTCCGCAGTGGGCGGCCTCTCGCTGGCGGGCGTCGATCCACCCACGGAGTCGCTCGCGCGTCACTTTGATCGGGACCGCCCGCTCGACGGATGGGAACGGATACGCCTGCTCGCAGATCTGGGCGAGGCCGTGGGCTTCGAAGCCGCCGGTGCCGTGGCCGTTGCGGTTTTCGTAGCCGTTGAGGCGGTTGCCCATGTGGACGCCGAGGTGGTGGAGGATGCCTGCGGTGACCGAGGAGCCCGAGCGGTGCAGGCCGATGACCCAGACGGGAGGCTTGCGGCTCGGGCGGCCGGTGCGGTTCCAGGCGTTCCAGTACCTGTCCTGCGTGATCCGACCACAGATGTCCGACCGACCACCGGCCTGGCCGATGATCCATTGAGTGGGTGCGTAGATGTTGAACTCGCCGGACTTGTGGAGCAGCTCCATGCGGTGATCGACATGATGTCTCGGGTGGCGAGTGTGGTCGGGCCAGTCGCAGAGGTGCTGGTAGAGCGTGCGGATGAACCTGCCGCGTGCGGCATACGCCTGCGTACGGTTGACCATGTGCGGGCGCACGACCTCGGCGTTGATGCGTTGGGGTGGTTTGGCGCGCAGGCCACGATGCTGGCCGCCGAGGTAGAGCTGGTCCCAGTCGGTTGGCAGCGATTCGAGGAACCGTGCGGTCCGTTCGTCGAAGTCGTCGGGGAACAGGGCATCGTCTTCGAGGACGAGCAGGACCTCGCCGCGTTGGTCCATGCCGTCCATGAGCGCCTGTTCGAGGATGCGGATATGGCTGAGCATGCATCCCCACGCGCCACCGCCTTGTTTCCACCAGGTGGGAGGACGAACTCGTCGGCCGTCGATCGCGGGGAAGCGTTCGACGCCGGGCATAGGGCAAGCACGCTCGAACGCTTCCCACCGGTCGGGCCTGCGGTCGAGGTTGATGCACTTGGCTAAGACAGATCCGCCGCCGGTCAGGCGCGACAGGAGATCGAGGACCGAGCCACCCGCACGCCCGGATTGAACAATCTGAACAGGGCGAACCGATCGGGGCTGGGTCTCCACCAGCGCTCGACGATCGCTCATCTCGCGTCGGAGTTCGTCGAGAGCGAGTGTTGTCATCGCTCGTCCTCCTCGGCCAAGGATGACGACAGCACCGCGTCGGTATCCACGCCGGTCTGTTCCCACAGGTCGCGGTGGCGGTGCATGCGGTGCTCGCACCAGGTCGCGTTGAACTGGTGGTCGGCCTTGAGCACGAGGTGCGCGCCGGGCGTCTGCCTCACCTCACGGACGCGCATCGTGAAGTAGTGCGGCGGGTAGAACACGATGTCGGGATACCTGAGTAGCACTCGCCGCACGAGCGTGGGACCGGCCTGATCCACGACGCGCCGATGCCGGAAGAAGGATTCATCGACGCTGACTACCGCCCGCCACATCGCGGGGTGGTTCGGCGGGAAGCCCATCGCCGCGTTGGAAACCCGATCGGCCTGCTCGCGTGCGATCCACGCGGGCACATCGCAGACCTCGTCCAAGGGCCGGACGGGACGGACATCGGTGTCGAGATAGACGCCGCCGAAGCGAGCAAGCAGTTCGAGGCGGAGGATGTCCGAACGGATCGCATGGCCCGTCGTGCCGGGCAGCGATCGCGCGATGTCCCACGCCCTGCGGTTGAGGATCGGCGGCAGTGTGTCATCGGTCCAGAGGCGACACTCCCAGTCGGGGTTCATGCGAATGAACCCATCACGCCAGCGGCTGTACTTCTCGGGCATCTGCGCCGGGCCGAGCCAGATCTGGTGGAGGATGCGCGGGATGGTTGTCATACCGATTCCACTGAATCCACCGTCATTGACGAGTCGCTCTGGTATGCGTCAGCGACATACCCGAACGCGGCGTCACAGTCCTTCGCCTCGGCTTCGGGAAGGTTGAAGAGCGCCCAGTGGAAGGTGACCCACTGCCGGAAGTGGCCGTGCCCGTCGATCACGCGTGAGAGGAAGCCCGGCCCGGTCTGGTCCCACACGCCGCGATAGGTTTCGATCGACCGTGGCAGGTCTCGGACCGCGTGCCACATGGCCGGGTGGTTGCGTTTGGCCCCGACGATGCTGCACGAGAGCTGGTGGGGTTGGCCGTCGCCGCCGGTCGTCGTGCAGAACCCGGAGACATTCTCGAGCAACTCATCGATCGGGCGTAGCGGGAGGTGGTCGTGGTCGATGAATACGCCGCCGAAGCGCGCGAGCACTTCGTAGCGGAGGATGTTCAGCCGTGAGACGGACGCGGCCGGTTCGTCGAGGCGGAAGGTCATCTCCCAGGCGTCGTTGTTGAGGACGACCGGGCGGTCGTCGAGCGTGAGCCGGACGAACTCCCACTCGGGGTGGTGCGCACGCCACGCCGCTTCGAGGTCGTCGGCGTGGTCGGGCGGGTCGCCCTGTTGCATAAACGCGGTGTAGATGACTCGTGGGATCATGGCGCCTCCGTGTTGCTCTGCCAGTCGGCGGGCGGCACGCCTTCGAGCCCGCCGGGGATGGCGGACCCGGCCTGCGTGCCCAGCGCGACCGCGTCGTTGGGTGTCTGCGATCCGGGACCCGGCGCATTGGCTGGCGGCATTGCTGGCGGGGTCGTCGAGCCGCTGCTGCTGTCGCTGCTGCCACTGCTGTCGCTGCCGCCACTGCTGTCGCTGCCGCCACTGGACCCCGAGCCGGAGCCGGATGAACTGTCGCTGCTGTCGAACGATGAGCCGCTGCTCTTGCCGGAGCCAGAGGGAGAGCCTGAACCAGAACCCGAGCCAGAACCCGAGCCGGAACCCGACGACCCGCCCGAGCCGGAACTGCCTGGAATGGACATGCTCGGACCACTGCCTCCGCCGCCACCGATGCCTCCCAACCCGCCTCCGATCCCGTCGTTGTGGACCCAGACGCCGTCGGCGGTGTAGGTGTTGGCGCCCGGCACGGCAAGCGCCACCGTGCGGACGTTGTGTTCCACGCGCACGACGGATTGCACCGGTTCCTCGGTCATGTCATGGCGGAGCAGCCGATCACCGATGCGCAGTCGGTCGGTTGAGCAGAACCCGAGACGCCCATCCCGTCGGATCAGGAACGGATGCTCGAAGGTGACTTTGATCCGCTCGTTGATGATGAAGAATCCGGCATGCTCGCCGAGGGTCACGCGGGCCACTGCGGCCGCGCGGGTGGTGATATCGGATGTGTCGGGATTGGCGAGCCATTCGTACTGTGCGTGGTGTTCGGTGTCGCGTGCGAGGCCGGGGATTTCGAGCGAGTCGAGCGTGTCGCCGGGTGCGATGTCCTCGATCGGCTTGAGCGTTCCGTCGGCGAGGCGCACGAGCGTGCCGAAGAGGAAGCAGTTGCCACCGCCACCGGACCCTCCACCCGAGCCACCGCCGCCGCCTGATCCACCACCACCGCCGGAGCCGCCACCTGAACCGCCACCTGAGCCGCCGCCGGAACCACCCGATCCGCCGGAGCCACCTGATCCACTTCCATCGCTGCCGCTGTCCGAGCCGGAATCCCCGCTCGAGGGACTGCCGAAGCTGCTCGATGAACATGGGAGCGCTTCGGTCGGGTTGCCGATGCGAACGATGGTCCAGGCGATTTCGGGTGTGTCCCGTTCGGACTTCGGTTGAACCCACAGCAAATATGCCGAGCCGGTCACGCGGCTTTGCAGGCGATCGAACAACTTCGCGGCCTCGGCGAACCGATCGCATTCATCAACCATCTCCACGCGCACGGCCACCACGCCATCCACGACGGCCCGCCCGATTGTCCCGGCCAGCAAAGGCTCAAGCAACACCGCGAACCGACCAGTGGGCTCGTGCTCAGGCCTGACACCTTTGAATGTCACGCGATCCTCGAATACTTCGGCATTGTCGGTCGGTCGGATGAGCGGGCCTTGCATGCCGAGCACATCGAAGCGCTGGCGATCGGCGCCGCTGTCATTACGGACGAGGACGATTCCGGTCTGGCGGAACTCGCGGCCAGCAGTTCCCATACCCTGCAACTCGCGCTGTCTCAGGTCACGCGCCGCGTCGATGAACGTGTTGAACGTCGCCGCCGGGATGACCAGCGGATCGCCGGTTCGCACTTTCTTGAAGGCATCGCCCATGGAATCCTCCGTTTAGATTCCAAGGGCCGTGAAGTTGCCGTAGCCGTAGACCTGCTCGACATAGGCCGAAGCGGGTTTCTTGACGAGCGCCTTGGCGGTGTCATCCACCGCATCGACGTAGCGCACCCACAGATACTCCCAGCCTTTCTTGGCGATGCCGGTGATGTCGCCGACGGTGAGGTTGATCGCGTTGGGGCTCGCGGCGAAACGGAAACTGATCTCCCAGTCCGAGTCGCTGCGTTTGGAACCCGACGCGCCGAGGAACAGGCATTCACCGGCGGCAAAGCCCCGGAATACCGCTTCGTTCACCTTACCCGTCAGACTGAAGAGCACGCCCTTGTACTGCTCGGTGACCTGCGCGTCGGGCAGGTAGTGCGTCTCGGTGAAGTTGTAGACCGGGACGGCGACATCCACGCCCTCGACCGAGTCATTGGTCACGCCGATCGCGCCCTTGAAGTCCGGCGGCGTCTGGCCGGACGGCGCGTAGCTGCCGATGGTGGCCAGCGCTTGTGTGATGTGGCGCGTGCCGCCGCCGGTATCAAAGGAGAATGCCGATCCCCCAGTCGGCGGCGGCGACCCGCTCGACAGGCTGTACCGAACCGTCGCTTCCCAGTGCAGCTCGCCCACGGGTTCGATCGAGATGCTCTGTCGCGGCAGGTTGTCGTAGGTGTCGGGGCTGGCCCCATCGATCGCCGTCTTGACTTCAAGGTCATCGTTCGAGCCGCGCGCGGTGTAGACCAGATCGATCGAGGCGTTTGGCCCCGTGGTCGATGTGCGGCTCTCGAACTTTTCCTCTACGGTGACAGGCATGGAGCGTTGGTCCTCCGATCAGGTGAACGCGAGCCCGCCGTTGCGGGTGGCGCTGGCGATTCGTTTGGTGTGCTGGGCGGTCTCTTCGGTGGCCTTGGCGGTGCGTTCGTCGGCATCGCTCGAAGACGCCAGCCCTTGAATCGCCGCCGCATTGAATGTGCCGCGGACAGTTGCGCCAGAGCGGGCCAGGGCGCCACCGAGCCCGGCGAGCTGGATCTGGATGCGGGCGACGAGGTTCTCTGCGGAATCGGGTGCTCCAGCATCGGAACCGGCGCTCTCCACGTCCTTGCGTTTCTTCGCCGCCTCGGCAATGGCTTCGTCGAGCTGGCGTCGGGCTTCTTCGAGCGCCTTCTGCGTTTCTTCGATCTTGGTGTTCGTGCGGTCGTCGAGCTTCTTCTGGGCCTCGTCGAACTGTCGACCGATCTCGGCAAGCGTGGCCTCGTTCTCCTCGGCTGACCGGTCGCGCTGGCGTTGTCGGCTCTGTTCACGCTGATCGAGTGTTTTTCGGGCCTGCGATTCGATTTCGCTGAGCCGTGATTCGAGTTGTTGGTCGATGCCTTGCTTGGCAGCCTTGACATCGAGCGATGAATCAAACAACCCCTGAATCTCCAGCATCCGTTTGGCGACAAACGAGGTGGCCGTCTCCCAGATCTTCTTGAACCCGCTGGAGAACCGCGTCCAGGTCTTTGACAAGAACGAGGTCGTCTCGATCCATGCGACCTCGATCGCATGGAAGCCGATCTGGGCCGCCGCCACCGCCCCGAACCACATCTGCTGGGCGGTGGAGATGAAGAACCGCTTGGCTTCGAGCCACACGCCGTTGATCGCGGCGACGCCCTTCTGCCAAGCGACTCTGATCGAGAGCCAGAGGATCTGGGCGGCGAGCGCAACATCACCAGCCGCGAGCGCATCGGCCATCCCGCCGACGACTTTGGTCACGGTGGCTTTGAGCTTGTTGAACTGCTCGCCGAGCCATGACAACGCCTCGGCCCCGGCACCGCTCGTGATCAGGATCGCTGCGCCGACACCGACGACGGCTGCAACGACCAGCCCGATCGGCGAGAGCAACGCGGCAAGCACCGTGCCCATGATCCCGATCGCTGCGCCGACGCCGGTGATGATCGCGGCGAGCGAACCGAACACCACACCGATGGCCACGATCGCCACGCCAGCGATGACCAAGGCGATACCGACCCCGATCACGACGGCCGTCAGTTTGAGGATCGTGACAACGAGCTGGCGATTCTGGTTGACCAGTTTCGTGATCCAGCCCGCGATCTTCGCCAATGCGTCGGCCGCTCGGCGGATGGGTTGTTCGATCGCCTCGCCGATCGCGATGGCGATGCCTTCGACCGCCGAGAGCAGCCGTCGGAACGCACCGCCGATACCCGCGTCCATCTCCTCGGCGGTCTTGACCGCGACCCCGGCGGACTTGCCGATCTGCTCTCGCAGATCGTCGAACGCCTCGGCAGACGACGCGAGCTTGAGCGCGGCCGCCTGGCCTCGCCCAAAGAGCGTCTCGAAGATGGACAGACGCTGGGCTGAACCCAGCCCTTTCGTCGCCTTGGCCAGGTCGTTGAGGATGTCGGCGAGCGGCCGCAGGTTCCCCTGAGCATCGACGGCTTCAACGCCGATCTTACGGAGCTCGGCTTGCCTGGATTCGTTGGCAAGGTTCTTGTACGCACGGGCCAGCGCGTTGCCCGCGAGCGAGCCCTTGATGCCGTTGTTGGCCAAGACGCCGATCGCGGCTGCGGTGTCCTCGATGCTTGCACCCGCTTCGACCGCGATCGGCGCGACGGGCTTGAGTGCCTCAAACAGATCGTCGAGTGTCTGGGCGCTCTTGTTCGCCGTCGCGGTGAGGACATCGGTCACGCGCCCCATCTGGCCAACCGGAAGATTGAATCCGCGCAAGGCCGCCCCTGCGATCTCGGTGGCTCGGGGGAGTTCCGTGCTGGTCGCGCGAGCGAGCGCCAACACGGCCTCGGTGCTGGTCAGGATCGCCTCGGGCTTGAACCCGGCTCGGCCCAGTTCGGTCATCGCCTCTGCGACCTGGCCCGCCGTGAACGAGGTCGTCCGACCAAGGCGTTTGGCTTCTTCACGCAGCGACTGGAACTGTGCTTCGGTCGCCCCCGTCACAGCCCGCACCTGACGCATCCGGTCATCGAACCCCGCAAACACACGCGTTGAGATGGCAAAGCCCGCCGCGAGACCGGTGCCGATGCCGGTCAGGCGTGCGCCGATCCGTTGCACGGACGACCCGAACGCCTTGAGCCGTTTCTGGGCGCGATTGAGACCACGCACGAGCTTGTTGTCGTTGGCGTACAGCTCGATGTAAGCTGCTCCTGCCCGGATGCCGCGTGCGGATGCCATTGCGATCTCCGATCAGGTGTTGATGGTGCCGGATGACTGCGAAGGACCGGTCGGCGGAGCGACACGCCCTTCCTTCATCCCCTTGTTGAACGAGGATTCCTTCTCTTTGCGGAGTCGGCCCGTGCCGAGGAAGAGACCGACCAACCCGGTCATCGCAGGAAGTGCCGGGCCGAGCATGGGGATGCCCGCGACGGTCGGGCCGATCTGATCAAGTGCCGAGAGTGTGAGTTGGCTGAAGATGCCTCGGATCTCACTGGCCCGCTCGATGTTGGACTTCCACTGTGAGCCGGTGCGTTGAGTTTCTTCGAACCATGCGCGGTACTCGTTCTCGGCTTCGTTGAGCGAAGTCGTCGCGGGAAGCCCGGTCGATTGCTGGACGCGGTTGGGGGTCTTGACACGGACAAGATCACCGAGATCAAACCCGGAGCACGCGCCCAGTGCGAGGGTGATCATCACGAGTGCGAAGATGTATGCGTACTGTCTGGGTTGCATGGCTGCGCCTCCTTGCGCGTGGTGTTCTGGGGGTGTGCTTGCCTTCCGTCGATGAAGATGTCCTTGAGGATGCTCACATCGACCTTCTGCTTTGGTTTGTGCGTCTGGCTGAACGGGTCGAAGTCGGTCGGCCGGAACGCCCGGTGCTTCTTCGCGTCGCGGTTGGCGTTGGCGATCAGTGCCATGAGCGAGCTGGTCCGTGCCCACTCGTCGCGCTGCTTCGCCTCGGCCATCGCGGCCAGTTCACGCAGGGTCAGGGCGGCTGGATCGACGCCGACGACACCGGCGAGTTGCCAGATGAACTGCCAGCACTCCCCACATGATCTTGCAGCGCTTCCTCCGCGATCCGATCCAGCTCGCCGCTCTCGATTCGTTGCTCGACCAGATCCCGCGCTTTGTCCATCACCCGCCGGGTCGTTTCGAGGACTCGTTTCAGATTCGCCCGGTCCCTCGGGCTCGGGGAAAAAGACACGAGTTCCTCGAGCAGGGCTGTCGTGGCGTGCTCGATCGCGTCGCCCGCCATCGCCCGTCCGAACTCCTCGTCGCTGACGCTCTGCGCATCCGCCTCCGGCTTGCACACGGCGTAGACGATGTCGCAGAGCAAGACCGGGTCGGTGATGAGCCGGTCGATCAGCTTGCCGCCGACGACTTCGAGCAGATCGACTTCGAGCAGGCCACGCACGCGCTTGATCGCGTCCACCGTGATGCTCACCGTCCAGGTCCGCCCCGCGTTGTCTTGGAATGTCTTCATGATTCCTCCATTCAGATCCAGCTGGGCGCGGTGCCGTCGTAGGTGACCTTGGCGGTGATCGACACCGTGAGTGCTTCTTCGAGTTGCTCGCTTCGGCTGAAGTTGGTGATCGAGAAATCTGCTTCGAGCCCGGAGCCCACAGGCCCATCGAGCACCTGCAACCCGATCACGGCGTTGTTGAAGAATGCGTCTTTGATGGCCGTGAACCCCGCGTCGGCGGTATCCCACACCATCTCGAACTCGACGCTCGCCTCCTTGAGCGTGCCGACGGTTGCTCGCCAACCCGCGTTGGCCCGCGTCGTGATGTCGGCCTCGCCGGTTTCGAGACTGAGCGTCACATCTTTGACATTGGCCAGTTCGGTCCATGAACCGGCCCCGCCGACGCCTCCGGATTTGAAGTTGAGCACGGCGTCCATGCCGAGTTTGATGGCCATGACTTTGCCTCCTACTTCACCGACCCGGCCCAGTGTTTGGGCAGGCGGCTTTGTGTCTTGGTCAGCGCCGGTCCCATGAACGGCCGCTTCGGGTATCGCTGCTTGCGGTAACGCCCGCCGAACTCGTGCGCTCGTGCCGATTGGCCGACAATGCGGTAATCGGGGCCGATGACAACGCGTTGTCTGTTCTTCTCAACCGCAAACCGGATCGAACTGCGCAGTTGCCCGCGCCTAGTCTTGGGCGGTTTGCCCGGCTCGGCGGGGTTTGCACTCTTGCGGATGCTGCGTTTGGCGGTGAGCCGGATCGTCGCGCCCGCGTGCCCGAGGCTTTCGATGTTGGCCCGACGAACCTTGCGGAGCACCTTGGGGATGTCCGCACGGGTCTTGATCTGGAATCCAATGGCTGCACTGGTCATCGCATCACCCGAAATGTCAGCGTGATGATGCTGGTGAAGAGCCGCTTCTCGGTCAGGTGCTCGGGTGCAAAGACCGGCTCGGTAGCCACCTTGAGTACCGGCACGCTACCGACGCCATCGACCTGCACGCGCCCGAGCCGGAAGTGGTCGGCGATCTCCTCGGCCAGCGTCATCAACGCATCAGCCTCGGCATCATCCGCCACCTTCTGTTGCACACCGACATCGATGGCGTAATCGTGCTGGTTCTGATTCCGGCTCGACGCGAGGACTTCGATGCCCTTTGGCACAACCGACACATGCAGGTCAGTCATCTCGGGCAGATCGAACACGGGCTGGTAGTGCCGCACGGCGGCGAGTGCCTGACTGAATGATCCGGCATTGATCGATTCGACAACCGCGTCGGCGATGACGATAAGCACACTCATGGTTCACCTCCGCCCGCGACATGTGGCCGACCGTTGAATCGCCCTTCGAGATACGACACGCGGCGTTCGATCGAGTAGAGGTCGTTGCGCAGACTGCGGATTTCCCCGGTGAGATCGGCGATACGGGATTCGATCTGGTCGAGTTTGGTCGTCACGACGCCCCACTGGACCGTGAGCGCCAACACCGCGATCGCGGCCGTGATGCCGACACCTGCCCAACGAGCCTTCGTGCCGTTCGTGTTGGTGGTTGCTTTCTCGGTCATGCGCCCTCCGTGGCGATGTGCTTGGTGTGGATGCGGAGTGCTTTGCGGTATGGGTCGCTGTAGCGGAACACGGGTTCATCACCGGGAGAGAGGACTTCGAAGACGAAGGTGGTGCTGCCGTCGGTCTCGCGGATCTGATCGCCCCGTTTGGGCAGCGTGGGTTGGCCGTCGAGCACGAGGTCGGCCGTGCGAATCAGGTAGTCCCGGCTCTCGGTCTTGGTGACGATGCCAAACTCGTCCGCCTGCTCGAACTCGGTTCGCCCGATCGTGGCCTGCACCTCAACCGTGCTCGCCCCACGCGCATACGACACCGATCGCGTCATGTGTTGGTGTCGCTGGTCGTCGAGCCAGCTCGCGCCTTGTTCGAGCATGTCCGCCACGGTGGTTCCTTCCTTCGATCCCTATTGGCTCATCCGCACGCGCACGCTCGCGTCGTTATCACCCGCGGCCGCGATGGATCGGCCGATGCGTTTGTTCGACCCGGTGTCGCTGTTCGTCGTGGCCTCTTTGGCCGACTCGTCCCAGTACACATCGAGCCCCTCGGCGATCGCCGTGCTCGCGCCCGTGGCCTTGGGGAGGTCGAAGACCCCGACGACCGCCAAGGCCCCGAGCGTGCCCGCCGGGATGTCGAGTTTGGCAATGCCGACGAGTTCGCCCTGGACGACGACTTCACCCGCCGCGACATCCGCCGCGGGCGTGTAGTCGATCGAGTTGCCTTCATGGATGTATGTTGCTGTCATTGCGATTTGCTCCTCATCGATGGGTTCCTTGCCACCGGCTTGTCCGTTGCCTGGAAACTGTGTCATTCACGCTCTACCTCGCTGATCAGGCCTCGCCCTTGCTCTTGACGGCCGCCCGGTGGTCCTGCATTGCCACGCCGAAGTCGAAGTAGCCGCGCCACTGCATGCCGAGTGTGTTGAAATCGGTCTCGCCCGATTCGATCGTCGGCGTGCGCTTGCCACGCAGATACGCGATCTCGATGGCCGCGACATCCGCCGGGTTGGCCAGCAGGTACCACGCCTTCGCGCTACCGCCGGTGATGCCCTGAGCGTTGAGGTACGGCGAGGCGACCGGCTGCCACTTGCCCGCGTGCGGGTTGACGGCGGGCTTGGGCTTGTTGGTGTCCGTCGTCTCGTTGACGCGTGTCTCGGTCATGAGCACCTGAGCCGTCACCTTGAGCGACGACGGCACAAGCAGCACCGCGGGCGAAAGCAGGATCGGCTTGCCTTCGGCGTCCGTCTGGTCGAGGAAGACCTGCTCGGCCTGGGTCAGCGCGTCGATCGACAACGCGGTGTCCGCACCCGAGAGGAAGTTGTTGTTGCCCGCACCGAAGAAGTTCGACGGGTTGGACAGCAGCAACTCAAACACCGCCTCCTCGCGCTTGAGGGCGGACATTCGCCCGATCAGGCGCGGGATCTGGAGGAACGCCCCCAAGTCGTCGTTGATCATCATTTGCCGTGTCAAGGCGATCATCCGCCCGTAGGTCTCGACCTTGTTCGTGAACGCCAGTTCGCTAAGACCGGCGTGCTTGAGTTCGCCGTCCGGCCCGACCTTCTCGAAGACGCCGTTGCCGGTGAGCCGGTAGCGCGTCACCTCCTTGAAGTCGTTCACATCCGTCTCGGCCGAGAACTTGGCGACCACACTCTCGACGGCGGTGTAGGCCGCGAGCATGGTCTTGTTGGCGACATTCGAGAGGATGCCCGAGAGCGAGATCGTGCTGAACCCGCCGCCGCCCGCTGCCTGGATCAACCGTCCGTTGGCCGCGAATGCCGCGCGGATCGTCGCGTTGTCGATGCGTCCCGGTCGGACATGATCGCCCGCGGCGTGGATCGTCTCGTAGATCAGCGTGTGCAATCCGGCCCCTTGCAAATCATGGGCCATCGCCGCGTTCATGGTCTTTTCGTCGTACCACTCGCCGACCTGCTTCTCGGGCAGGCCCGCTGACAGACACAACGCCGCCTCGATCGCCCGCCCGCTCTGGGCCGGGTCTTCATCGCGGCGTACCCCTCCGTGATTCAGCGAGGGTCGCTGGGCGCGGAGCACCTCGAGTTCGGTGCGGGTCGTATCCCAACCGTCAGCGATCGCACTCGCTTCGATCTCATCGTTCTTGCCCGCGCAGATGCGGCGGACCGCCACGATGCGTGTGGTCTCCGCCGCCGTCTCGGCCCGGATGCGGGCGATGACATCCGTGTCTCCGCCCGCACCCCCCGCACCATCGCCGCCGTCGGCATCCTTGCCGGTCGGCTCGGCCTCCTCGGCCTTGATCTCGGCTTCGAACATGGCCTGAAGATTGGTCGTCTGTGTTTCGGTGAGCGTGTCGGGGTCGAATCCCTTCGCCTCGAGCCATTGGTCGAATGTCATGTCGTCCTCCTTGACGATGTGTGCTTGCTTGCTGTGGTTCTGATTGCTGCGCGACGCCGCGACGCTCGCGCTGGTGTTGTCGTCCGCGCCCAGTGCGACGAAGCTCACTTCGCCAAGCACCGTCTTGCGGGCGATATGAATCGGGCCTGTAAACTCGCGCCCGTTGGCAATGGCCTTCTTGCCCTTGAGCACGAACTCCATCTGCCCGGACACCGCACCAAGCGATGCCTGCCAGGGGAACCCGTTTCGACTGCTCTCGACGATCTCTTTGGCCACCGGGCCTGCACCCGAGATCACCCCGGACACGAGCAACTGATTGCCCTCAATGCGGATCGAATCGGTATGCCCGACGATCAATGATCGGTTGTGATCCTTGAGGATGGGTCGGCTCTTGATCTGGCCGCCCGCGATCTCCATCCCGGCCATGTCCACGACGACCGGGTGCGGCCAGCCGCTGAGCGTCATCGGCCCGCCGGTGTAAGCGACCATCGAGAATCGGCGCAGAGTCGGCGCGTTGTCGTCGCCGGAGGCAGCGGCCTCGACCCAGTTCTCAACGGGCGCAGACAAAATCAGTTGATGCTCATTCGGCATTGTCGTCCTCCTTGCCGGAAGGCGTGAGTTGCGCGACGCGGTCCTCACTGAGTCCGAGTTCCTGCATCAACGCGACCTCCTTGGCCCGCTGGCGGAGCTCGGTTTCCCAGTCGCGTCCCTGCCGGGCGTATTCGTTGGCCAGCGTCGTCGTGTGCGATGACAGCCGGGTCGCCTGCGCGTTGGCTTCCTTGGCCGGGTCGACATGCTCGGTGCCGTCCCAGAACCACTGGTGCGACACCATGCCACCCGATGCGATGAGTGTGCGGAGCTGGAGCGGCATCAGATCAGAAACAAGCACCGCCTCACGCAGCCACGCTTCAAGAATGCGATCGAGCACGAGGCACACGAGATGCTCTTGGTCGACGCGGATGCTCTTGAAATAGGTCTGGTGATCGAGTCGCCCCGAGGCGTAGTTGTACCCACTGCTGTTGCCAGCCGCGATGTTGAACGGCATATTCAAACACCGCGCGATCTCGTTGAGAATCTCATGCTTGAACTCGGCATAGGTCGTGGCAGGCTGCTCGGCGTGAAGCTGCGACATCTTCCACCCGCCCGGCATGGTCAGCAGCGACCGCGCTTCGAGTTCGATCGCATCCATCGGCTCGACGGATTCTGCCTCGCCGTTGGCGGGAGTGTCGGTGTAGAGGATGCCCGCAAAGTCCGCGGCCGTCTCGGCAGCACCAAGAACCGCCAGCGTGAACCGACGCAGCTGCGCAAAGAGGGGTAACGCCGGTGTGATATCAGGAATGCCCCGGCTCTGACCCGGGCGATCTGATCGGTAGTAATGAATGACCGACTCGGCGGGGACACGGTCGTATTCGAGCCCGAGGAAGCCCGTCCGCATATCCCCCGGATGGCCCTTGAGAATGTGATACTCGACCGGGTTGCCGAACGCATCGAACACAATGCCGTCCACCGCGCCCTCGTCGAGGATCGACAGATCGGGCGTCGTCACTTGATCCGCTTCGATGAGCCGAAGATCGAGTTTCACGGGCGTAGAAAGTTGCGGGTTGCTCACCAGAATGGCGAACAACTCCCCGTCGGTTGCCCGAGCCGCCCGCATGGTGCGGAGTTTCTCGGGCAGCCCGATCTCTTTGCTCCACGCGGCGAATGCCTGTTCGAGCCGAGCGTTTCCGGCCTCGTCATCGGTCAGCATCTGCAGCCGAGGACCGGTGCCGACCACATCATTGGCGAGTGTCAGCACGATCCCCTTGGCGTAGGCGTTGTTGGCGGTCTCGTATCGGGCACGGTTGCGAAGGGTGCGTCGGACCTCGGGTGAGGCGGCCGCGTCGGCGCTGAGCCCGTCGGCATGCATCCAGTGCCGCCGGTTGCCGTCGTTGGTCGCGGCTGAGTCAAAGCCCGCTCGGATTATCCGGCGAATAACCCCGCCCTTCGTCTGGGCGAGCGACTTTGGAGCCTCGGTCTTGGTGCGGAACAAGCCCAGCATCAGTTGCCTCCCGCGCCGGGAGGAATCAGCCGAGTGAACCGAACCGCCTTGGCCGGGTTTGCAGCAACCTGCTTGCTTGCCAGATACCGATCGGCCTCGACCTGGTCCTTGAGCGAGTGCTGCTCGATACTTCCCGCATCACCCTGCGCCCGTTTCGGGCCGGCAGCGTTGTCTTTGATGGTTTGTTCGAGATCGTTTGCCATGTCCAGTCCGTATGGATGTGCCGCTTTACGCGCGGCCTTCACTACGAACTTACGACATTGAACAGCGTGTTATGCGTTCAACGGCATGACTCTGGCATACATCATTCGATCTATCGAATCGGGATTCATTTTCTCATATTTGGTACGCAATACACGCAACGAGTCGCAAGAGATGCAATCTTGTGTTGTCGCTTCATGATGCCTGCTCCCGTGTTGAGAAGCGCCGACCGCAGTTGCGGCACTCGCGCCGACGGAGCAACACACCGCCTGTGAGGCGTTTGAGATACACGACCCGATGATGCGGACACCCGCACTGCCGACACACGATGCCGATGTGCTCGCCGTCCCGGCTCTCGACTTCTTGCTTCATGCGTGGCATCAGCGTTGCCCTCCCCGCAATGCCGAGAGCTTGATCCGAGGCTTCTTCGGAGTCGGCGTGGAGGTTCCGTACAACACTGCTCCCTGCATCGACGCGGCCACGGCACATCCAACCACGCAATCGAGCCAGTGGTTGTCGAGGCCAGGTTGGCGGAGTTTCCACTCGTCGACGGTCCGCCCACGGCCTTGGGTCTTGACCCGGTACTCGGCCGTCAGGTGCTCGGCGATGAGGCGGTGCGACTCAGGCTTGTGGCCGAACAACGCGAGGCATCCCGGGTCGCCCATCGGCACGGCGAGTCGGGATTGAACGAACGACTTCCAGAAGTTCGTATCGAACACCACATGCCTCACGGCCCGCTTGCCCGCGACATTGGGTATCCGCCAGTTGTGACCAACCCGGTCGCCGCGTTTGCGTTTGTATTCGCTGAACGGGATGCTCGATGCCCCGACATACCGCCCGTGGCTCGGCAGCAGCACATTGGCGAAATTGCTCTGGCGGCAGAACTGATACACCACATCGGTCGATGCGCCCCAGTTGGCATCGATGAGGCAGCGGTCGATCCGCACCATCGCCCCATCGTCGCGTCGCCATTCTTTGGTGAGCATCGAATCGGTCAGTCGTTCAAGCCCGGCGTAGATCGCGCCCTCCTGCCCGGCTCGTGGGGCAGCCGTCAAGAGCGTCCGCCGCATGTCACGGAGGGTGAAATACACCTGCTTCTGGTCGGGCTCGGTGCCGTAATCGATGATGTGCCCGGTGAAGTCGTCCGCCCACGCTGCAATCAACCAGTACAACGCCTTGCCCTGCACATCGATGAACATCGTCAGGTGCGAGCAGCCGAGCGGGACCTCGCCGCGCTTCATGCCGCTGGTCTTGGCAGCAATCTCGTCGGCGGTCATCAACTCATCGTCGGGTTCATTCTCCGGCAACGGCTCGTTCTGATACTCCGCCCAGAACGCCGCTTCGTTCTGGTACTTGAGGTTCATTGCGTGCTGGATGGCCGACAACTCGTCGTGGTTGAACCGCTCGGGCCACGCGATGATCGCGCCCTCGTCCATTGCCTCGCGGTGCTCGCGGTAGAACTCGGTCGCGGCCTTGATCCCCGCATCATTCCGCAACCCATCAGCCCGAATCTCGGCGTACTTCGCCCACAGCGCCTCATTGCTCGGGAACGCATACACCATCTTCGTCCGCTCACCCTGCCACTGCGGATGCTGTTCTCGATCGAGCAGCCGGTCGGCCATGTCATCGGGACGCACGACCGTGATCGTCATCAGCCCGGCGATCTTCTTGCCCGGCCCACCAAGACCGAGGATCGCACCTGCAAGAATCCGCTCGCGCGTCGCGCATTGGCTTGGGCTTCGTGCCGACTCATCCGTCTGCGGATCATCGATGAGCACCAATGAAGGCCGAACCGATTGCCCATCGGGCCGCTTGTGTTTCATACCACGAATACGCCCAGTGATCCCGGCGACCCGGATGATCGCGCCGCTCGCCTTCGATTCCGGCATCGTCGGCAGCACGATCTCCTTGGCCGTCCAACCGATGTGCGTCTGCTTGCCTTGGAACAACTGCCCGCTGGCGCGTTGATGGATGCCTTCGAGTTGATGGATCGGGTAGACCACCTCGGGAAAATCGGCTAGCAGCAGCTCGTTGTTCTCGAGTTCCGCCTTGATCGAATCGAGCATGTTGGCTGCGTGCTCTTCGTCGGCACCGATCAATGCCACAAACCCTCTCGCCCCAATCAGGATCGCCCACAAGCACGCGATCTCGCACAGCGTCGTCTTGCCCGAACCGCGCGGCATGGCCATCGCAAACAGCCCGCCCTCAAGCACGGCCTGCTCGATCTTGGCAATGACCTTGAGATGGTCATCCGACCACGCCATCGTGAAAGTCTGCTCGAAGTAGGTCTCGCAGAAGAACCGGAAGCTCGTCTCGGCCTTGGCTTTGCGATCGGGATCGATGACCTCGGGTAGTTCGCCGATATCCCGTCCGGAAAGTGACTGGGCTTTGCTTCGTGCCAACGCCCGTTCGCGCTGCGCGTCGTATCCAGTGAGCCCTTCGGCTTCTGGTTTTGGCTTGTGGCGTTCGTTGATGAGCCATGCGACATAGCGCAGCAGATCAACCCGCTGCGGATGGTTGCTCGCCGCGATGCGTAGCCCCGCCCGTGTGCGGTGCCGACGCAGCTGCCGCTCGCCAAACACTTCACCGATCGGCGTCGAGTTGAGCAGTTGGCACAGCTCGCTCGGCCTGAGTTGACGCGGGTCAATCGCCAACGGTGATCCCTCCCGTCGCCATCTCCCGCACCAGCCACGCGGCGTAGTGCACGAGGTTGACCGTGCCGTCGGCATTCGTCGGCGCGCCGGCCTCGATGTCCTGGCCGATCTGCGACGCATCGATGCGCACGCCGCTCGCCTTGGTGAGCAGCCTGGCCGCGTCTTCGATCGACATCGCGGCGGGGTTCAATCGGGGCGTTCCATCGGAACTAGGCGCGTGTTCGGGAGTCATGCCGGACCTCCCGAGACAGCTTGCCCACATGCTGCCCCGAGTTTGGCAGATCCTCGGAAACATCTGCAAATCAAGGCCCATACGCCTTGCAATCCGCTCGTATTCATGGCTTCATGTGCTGCACGCGAGGCGAATGCACGCCCGCCAAGGAGAACCGAACGATGACGACCAACAACCACACCACGACAAACGACCACGCGGAACTTGTCCCGCCATGCTTTGCCTGCCCCAAATGCGGCCAGCGCGAGATGGACCATCTGATCTGCGACGAAGACGGCGAAAGCGTCGCCTGCCAAACTTGCGACACGAGCTACACCGTCACCCAACTCGACGAAGAACATCCACGGAGCACCGCCATGCCGACCGAAACCAGCACCATCAACGACGACATCCGTGAGATCGCCTCCATCCAACGCCAGATCGCCGACCTGCTCAACGCGGCTGGCGCGAAGGTCCGCGAGCTTGAGATCGCCATGAGCAACAAGGCCAATGAACTCGAAGACCTCGTCACGCGACGGGGTAAAGGCATCGCCGCCGCCGAGATTGCCGCGGCCTTCATCGAGTATCGCGTCAACACCGGCGAGCTCAACAGCCGCCTGATCGACGCGATCGAACGCCGAGGCCACGAGGTCTTCCCGCCCCAGTACGAACCCATCCGCGCCAAATGGGCGCTCATCGAGAACCGGTCGTAACCGGCTCGCACATTCACCCCGAAAGGAACTGCCATGACAACGAAGACAACCACGAAGAAGACCACGACCAAGAAGGCCGCTCGCAAGGCGACCCCGAAGAAGAAGGCCCCAGCCAAGAAGGCCACACGGCCCAACACGACCACGACTGTCGCCAAGGCCAAGCCCAATGCGAGCACCAAGGCCAAGCCCGCCAAGAACGCGACTCGGGCCAACAAGGCGACCAAGACGGCCAAGGCGACCAAGCCCAAACGCATCAGCGGGCTCGACCTGGCCGCCAAGGTTCTCACCGAGGCGAAGGAGCCGCTGCAGGCCAAGGCCATCGCCGAACGGGCGATCGCCGCAGGCTGGAAGACCAATGGCAAGACGCCGCACGCGACCCTCTACGCCGCGATGATCCGTGAGATCGCCAAGAAGGGGAAGGACGCCCGATTCATCAAGACGGATCGCGGGCTCTTCGCCACCGCCCCCAAGAACAGGAAGGGGGCGTGAACGATGAGCACCACCAGTCGTACCGAAACTCTCAGCATCGACCGCACCGGGACACTCGTCCGCTCGGTCGCTCCTCGACGCGGCAAGGCCTACGAGCACCGCTGCACACTCGAAACGCTCAATGCCGTCTGCCACCGCTTCGATGAGCACGGCGAGGGCGACACCGTCGAGACCATCGCCGAGGCAATCGATGCCCCGATGACCCAGGTCGCCACCGCGCTCGCCTTCCTGCTCGAACGCGGCATCATCGAGGCCCACGCCCGCCGCAACTACCCGGCAACCATCGATGTCCACCTCGACGCCATGACTGAGTACCACGCGCTGCGCGAGAAGAACCCGGCCGACTGACCGCCACCCGGCTCCCCAATCGCCTCTCCCCGGCCACGAGCCGGAGTTTCTCGTGCCGAATCGTGCTTCAGAACAAAGAAACGATTGTTTCTTACCGATCTTGACTAGAAAACGATCGCTTCGTAGTATTGAGCCCTCGGAAAGGAGAGTTTCCCAGCCATGCCCCGCGAAACCGGCACATACCGAACGAGCACCACCCACGGTGAGACCATCCGGGCGTTCGTACCGCACCCGCTGCCGCCTGCCGATCCGCCGCTCGCGATCGAGGGCGACCTCGCCGAACGGCACGCCGCAGCCCTCGCCGCCATTGGTCGCCTCCGCGTGGCTGGTGAGATGGTCCCCGACCCCGGCTGGTTTCTCTACGGCTTCGTTCGCAAGGAGGCCGTGCTGTCCTCGCAGATCGAGGGCACGCAGGCGACCCTCCGCGATGTCGCCACCTTCGAAGCAACCAGCAAGGCCGATCGGCCCGCCGATGTCGAAGAGGTCTGCAACTATGTCGACGCCCTGAACCACGGCCGCGCGGCGATCGCCGATCCCACAGGGCTGCCGCTGAGCACGCGGCTGCTGTGCGATGTCCACCGCATCCTCATGCGCGGCATCCGCGGCGAGGACAAACTCCCCGGTGAGGTCCGTCGCAGCCAGAACTGGATCGGTGGCACGCGCCCGGGCAACGCCCGCTTCGTTCCGCCGCCGCACGAGGAGGTCGCTCCCGCGCTGGCCGCGCTCGAGAAGTGGATGCACGCCGACGACCCGCTGCCGCCCTTGGTCAAAGCCGGGCTCGCGCATGTGCAGTTCGAGACGATCCATCCGTTCCTCGACGGCAACGGCCGCATCGGCCGTATGCTGATCACGCTGCTTGTCGAGCACTGGGGCCTGCTCGATCAGCCGCTGCTGTACTTGAGCCTCGCGTTCAAGACCCGCCAGCAGGAGTACTACGCCCGGCTCGCTGCGGTGCGCACCGAGGGTGAGTGGGAGGACTGGACGGCGTTCTTCCTCGAATGCGTCACCGAGGCGGCCGACGATGGCGTGCGCATCGCGCAGGCCATCCACACGCTCATCGGACGCGACCGCAGACTGGTCGTCGAACACGAGCGGGCGACCGTCGCGGCCATTCAGCTGCTCGACCGCTTGCCCTCGAACCCGGTCCTGACGGTGCCGCGTGCCTGTGAATTGCTCGGTATCACCGCGCCCCCAGCACGCAAGGCCATCGAGCAACTCGAACAGCTCGGCGTGCTCCACGAAACCACAGGCAAACAACGCGACAGGGTCTACGCCTATAGCGCGTATCTTCAGATTCTCACCAGTGAAGAAGATTGACTGATGGCATCCACTTTTTATGTCAACTCGTTTCGCCCATTGATCGCATCGCGAGCCGGTGTAACAGCAAGCGAAGAGTATGGACTTCCACCGTTCATCGATGGATCGATTCGCAGAGAACCGGACTTCGAACACCCGCAACCCGTCATTACATGCTTGTGCCGGGCCGATCGGTTTGCACCGCGCCTGGTTCCAGGAGATCATGTTACTTATCTCACGGTGAAGGGCCGTTACAAAGCAGTTGAATCTCAGCGACGGTTGATCGCTGTGTTTCGTGTGGAGCGACTCTTTGACACGCACGCAGATGCAGCAGCATGGTTCAGCCGGCAGGGCCTCCGTCTCCCAAACAATCTGATGGTGAAGGGCAACCCGCCGAATCCGCTCAATCACAGCCATCGATGCAACTCCAATCGTGACTTGCCGGAGAAGGAATGGCACCGAAATTGGGACCTCGGTTACCACAAACGAGCCCGAGCCCATGGACGCGTAGTGGGGTGCTCCGTGTTATTTGTAGATCCATCATGGTCTGCCCCGGTGGTCTCTGAAAATGTTCTCGTACGGGTGTTTGGTCGAGTACCTAGTACAAGGAATCCTGGCCGTCAGGAGATCACTCGCCTTCATTCGCTACTGGAACATCTCGGCATAGAAGTTCCGCCTTCTTCCCCGTGAACTCTTCCCATCGTTGAACAATCACATCGCAGTACGCCGGGTCGATCTCCATCAGGTAGGCGTGTCGATCCGTCTGCTCACAAGCGATGAGTGTTGATCCCGAGCCTCCGAAGAGGTCGAGGACATTCTCACCCGGGCGGGACGAGTACTGGACCGATCGCACCGCCAGCTCGACCGGCTTCTCGGTCAGATGCACCATCGACTGCGGGTTCACCTTCTTGACATGCCAGAGGTCTTTGGCGTTGGTTGGCCCGAAGAACTTGTGGCCTGCGCCCTCGCGCCAGCCGTAGAAACAGATCTCGAACGCACCCATGAAATCCTTGCGGGTGAGCACCGGGTGCTGCTTGTCCCAGACGATCCCCTGGCTGAAGTAGAGTTCGCAGGCCTTCAGCGGGGCGGGGTAGTTGCCAAGATTGGCGTACCCGCCCCAGATGTAGAACGACCCGCCCGGCTTGAGCACGCGGGCGATGTTCCCGAACCACGCCAGCAGCATCTCGTCGAAGGCTTCATCACTCATGAAGTCGTTCTCGAGCGGGCGATCTTTCGCACGCATTTTGGCGTGCGTTGGCTTGGCCTTTTCGGGGTGGCGGGCCAAGTCGAACTTCTGGTGGTGTTTCGCTGTCTTGGAACTGGGCGATGGAGCGAATGACGAGTTGCCCGCCGCGATCGCGTTGTTGCTGCGCGGCTCAACCTTCACATTGTACGGCGGATCGGTATTCACCATGTCGATGGTGGCACGGGCATCCCGCCCGTGTGTCAACAACCGATCCAGATCCGCCTCACTCGACGAATCGCCGCACAACAGCCGGTGCTCGCCCAGCACCCACAAGTCGCCCGGCTGCGTCACCGGATCGTCCGGCGGCTCAGGCACATCGTCGGGATCGGTCAGCCCCTCGCTCACTCCCTCCTCACCGGCCATCAACCGAGCCAGGTCGTCTTCGTCGAACCCCAGCAGCGACCAGTCGACCCCGGCCTCCTGCAACTCTGCGATCTCGATCGGCAGCAGGTCCATGTCCCAGGTCGCCAGCTCGCCCGTCTTGTTGTCGGCGATCCGGTACGCCCGAATCTGCTCAGGCGTCAGGTCGGTGGCCACATGCACCGGCACCCGCTTGAGTTCGAGCATCTGGGCGGCCATGAACCGCGTGTGGCCGCAGACGATAATTCCCTGCTCATCAACCACGATCGGTTGGCGGAACCCAAACTGCCGAATCGATTCAGCAACGGCCTCAACCGCGTCGTCGTTGAGGCGGGGGTTCTTCTCGTAAGGGGTGAGTTCATCGATGTTCTTCTGGACGACTTTCATGGCGTGTGCCTCCGTGCATGGGGTGTGTGAACCGAGGCCAACCGTGGCCCCGGCTTGGTTCAATGTGTGCCCCGACGGCGTACCTCGTTGGCCCGTGTGGCGAAGGGGCGCAGAATCCGACGGGTGGTACCAAGCGGGGCCGGTCCGCCACACGGCCAACCCTCGTGGCCCAGTCGCAGGGCTCCCAAAACCGAACCGGACAGCCGAAAGAAAGTCTGTCCCCAACGGGTGCTGTTCCCGCGGGCCTCACCTGATCGTGATCCCGCCGGAGTACCTAATCCGTCGCTCGTCGCTCGACCACTCGCTCGACCGCGCGCGCGAGCGATACCGCGGCGTCGCTCCTGCGCACGCCCGCGGGGGGGTATGGGGGGGTGTGCGCGCGCGAGCGAAAAGGGGGTTTCGCTCGACCACACCCCTCGCTCGACCGGTTGAGCGAAGTGGTCAAGCGACTGCGCGCGCGAGCGACAACGATGGTTTGAGCGTGCTCGGCTCATGGCAAATCCTCCTCCAACTCCGGCTGTGGCCCAGCCGCGTACATCGCCTTGTGCGCTCGGCCGACCGATAAGCGATGGATGAGCCCCCGGTCTTGGGCGATCTCGAGTAGGTCGCTCGCCCGCCGTCGAGAGAGCCCCGGCTCGGACGCGGCCTGCTCGCGGAGCTCGGCCAGGCTGATCGGCTCATCCGAGATGAACGCCTCGACGAACCGCTCGACATCCCACGCGGGGGCCTTGGGCGGCTCGGGCTTCTTGCGGTCCTTCTGCTTTTTGGCTCGTTCGTTCTTGAGTGCCGCCGGGTCGAGCGTGTCATCGACTGACCACACCGGGAAGTCCCACCGCAGGCAGGTCGGCTCGATGGGCGGCCACGATCGCACGGCCGCGTCGAGCACGACCACGCCGTCCTCCTCGTGCGGGCGCAGCACGAGGTGCGTGTCGGTCGCCCGGCTCTGAGCCCCCGCACCGGCCCCGACATCGGTCACACTCTTGCTGCTCTGGCTCCCCTTGGTGCTGTGGTGGATGAGCACGAAGCAGCAGCCGAGCCGATTGGCGTAGGAGTCGATCAGGTTGTAGATGTTGGCCATCGTGCCGTTGTCGTTCTCGTCGCCGCCTCGTGGCATGAACCGATAGAACGCGTCAAGGATGATGACCTTGAACTGGCCCGGATCGAGCCCGTCGAAGTACACGCCCATCGCGTTGATGTCCAGCAAGCGTCCGCGCAGGTTGTCGACAAAGATCCGCTCGCTGATCTCCCGCACGGCCACGCTGCGGGCATTGGCGACCTTGGGGATACGGTGGGCGGAGGTCTCGCGGTGGAGTTCGTTATCGATGATCAACACCTGGCCGGGCACGGTCTCGTAACGCCCGAGCCACGGGCGACCGGTCGCCACCGCGATCGCCAGGTCGAGCGTGAGCCATGACTTGCCCGTCTTGGGGCTGGCAATGACATTCATCGTCTCGCCCTCGCGCAGCAGGCCGTGGATCACGGGCGGGCGGAGCAGCGGGAACGATGCGACCAGCTCACCAACCGCGATCGGCGAGGGCTGAAACGCCCCGGTGCTTGGCGCGGGAGGGGCGGCGATGAACCCCGAGAGATCGACGCCGTGGGTGTCCGTGTCTGGCGTGCTTCCGTAGCCCTCGCCCGCCAGCGCCGACGCGGCCTTGGCGAAATCGCCCGCGTGTTCGAGCAGCGCGTAGACCGCGAACGGGGCGTAGCCCTTGTGCGACTCGAAAGGCGGGGCGTTGGTCGAGAAAACATAGAACACGCCGTCCTTGAGCGTCGCGCTCGTGCCCACGGCCTTGCCCGGGCGTCGCCAGTGTTCGTTGTCGCCGCACTTCACGAGCGCCCATCCGTGTCGCAGGAGCACTTCGCGTGGGTCGCCGCGCTCGTTGAAGTCGTCGCCGGGCCGAGAGCGGCAACTATCCGGTGTTTCCGGATAGTTCACTTTCGATGGCGTTCCCTCCACCACGGGGATGGGTGTCTCGTCGAGCCCCCACGCGCAGCCGAGCAGTGTGTCCCGTTCATCGCATGTAATCGTCGGCGAGGCGGTCAGCTCGCCTTGGATGAGTTCATAGCCATCCGACGGTGCGCACAGGAACAGCCCGCCCTCGCCCCGCGTCTCGATCATGGTGACCACGACCTGCCACGCCCCGTCGCCCGACTGCCTCGGCGTGTATTCCTTCGTCCCGATGACCAGTGGCTCGGGTCCGTCGCTCTCGATCACCCGGCTGGCCAGCTTCATGTTCCCCGAGACCGGCTCGGCGCATCGGTACACGACATGGAACCCGCCCGAGGGCGTGCGTTCGATGACCAGCCGATCGAGCAAGTCCGGCGATTGCTCGTTGACCGCCTGTTTCCACGGCTCGAACGCCTCGCCGCCGAGGTCGAAGTCGATCATCTCGAGGTTGCCCGAGACGGTGCCGCAGACGAGACACACCGCCCCCGCGTCATCGCCGAACCACGATCCGAGTTCGTCGGTGCTCGGCAGCCGCTGCTGGTACGCCTTCCACGCGGGCAGCGCGACGCGCTTCTCGCCCCCGCGCCGGATCGCGGGCAGGGCGCACAACCCGGCCGCCACGAATACCTCCGCGTGGGATCGGAGCGTGCCGTTGAGATGGGCAGGTGCTCGCGCCATCAGAACGGCACCTCGTCGGGATCGAAGCCGTAGCCGTCGAAGGCGAGCGCTGGCTCGGGCAGGTTGTCCGGGTCTTCGAGCCGTGGCGGCTTGTCGCCGAGCTCATACCCGACCACACGCTCCCAGCCATCGCTGGGCTTCTTCTCCGCCGTCACCCGATGTGTCGGCGCAAGCGCACCGGCATCTGCCCACTCAACCGCTTCGGCGACTGTTTCAGGCACCGGATCACGCGACCGCTCCCGCCACCATTGCTCGGCTTTCCTTCGCGCGTAGCCGGTGTGCTCGAAGCAGACCCACTCGCGCACCCAGCGGTTGAACCCGACGCGATACTCAACCCGCATCGTCGGCTTGGCGAGCGGATCGCTGCGCTTGTGATGCGTGTGGTACCCGACCTCGATGACCCGTTCCTCGTGGCGCGCTGGAGCCTCGTCTCCGGTCACGATCGCCGCATCGGAAGCGACGGCCTCGTGCTTGGCTTCCTGACGCGGCGAGAATGCGTGCCCACACTCCGGGCAGACGGCGTAGGCCGCGTGGATGAGCGCATCGCACTCGGGGCACTGCTTGGCCGGGGCCTCGCCCGAACCTGCATTGGAATCCGCAAGCCGGATCGCATCGACCGGACCATGCCGGAGCACATTGCCACCGAAGTCGAGCACGAGGCAGTCGTTCTTGCCGGGCGACAACCGGAATCCCCTGCCGACCATCTGGTAGTACAGCCCCGGCGAGAGCGTCGGACGAAGCAGCGCCACGCAATCGACACTGGGTGCATCGAACCCCGTCGTCAGCACATTGACATTCGCCAGATACTTCAGATCGCCCGCTTTGAATCGAGCGATGGTCTCGTCGCGTTGCGATACGGGCGTGTGGCCGCAGACAAACCCGCACTCGACGCCATGCGTGTGTTGGAGGATCGCCTGCACATGCTCGCCGTGCGCAACACCCGATGTGAAGACCAGCACCGCGTTGCGATCCGCCGTCGCCGCCACGATCTCGCTGCACGCCGACTCGACCAGGCCCTCGGCGTTCATCAGGTCTTCAACTTCGCCCGCGACGAACTCGCCACCACGCACATGCAGGTCGCTCGTATCGGCCACCGACTTCCCCGCCCGGCTCCGCAGCGGGCATAGGTATCCCTGCACGATCAACTCACGCACGCTGGCCTCGAAGCACACCTCGTTGAGGATCGTGTCGGGGCCGCAGATCGTCCCCGTCTTCATCCGGTACGGCGTCGCCGTCAGCCCGACCACCCGTTGATGGTCGCACAGATCGCGTGCATCGGTGAGGAACCGCCGATACATCCCCTCGCCGTCCGGCGGGATCAAATGGGCTTCGTCAACGATCACCAGATCCATCGGCCCAAGGTCGTGCGCCCGCTGATAGATCGACTGAATCCCCGCGACCGTCACCGCGTACCCGAGATCACGCCGACCAAGCCCGGCCGAGTACACCCCGATGGGCAGGTCGGGCGCGACGGCCTGGAGTTTTCCAGCCGCCTGTTCGAGCAGTTCCTTGACATGCGCGAGCACGATCACTCGCCCGCCCCAGTCTTGCACCGCCGCCCTACAAATCTCGGCGATGACATGCGTCTTGCCGCTTCCCGTCGGCAGCACGACCGCCGGGTTTGTGTTGGAGCCGGCGATGTGTTTCCACACCGCATCGACCGCGTCGCGTTGGTAGTGACGAAGTTCCATCAAGCCTCTGCCTCCGAAATACGCACGACGACCTTGCCGCCGGGGATGACCGGTGCTCGCTCGATGGCGAGCCGATCGATCTGGCTGTCGTCTTCGTAGATGCCACCGTGTTCGAGCGCATCGAGTAGCGCCTTGGTGATGTTGTCAAGATCGCGTCGGCGTCGGTCCGGCGGGTGTGCCGAAATACGGACCGTCAGCGAACCGGTCATTGGCTTGACGCATCGCGTCGCGAGGATGGCCAGCACACGCTGACGGAACCGCCGACCTTCCTTGCTGATGAGCGTGCGAGCCCCGACCCGCCGCCAGTAGTGATTCACCGACGGCGGGTAGGGCAGCTCGATCGTGAATGTGCTCAACGCTTCCACGGCGGCACACTCCCAACTGATGCAGCGGCAACGGGATCGGTGCTTCCCTTGCTTTCGTACCCCTTGACCTCGTTGGTCATCTCGCCCGTGTCGCCGCGTTTCTTGCAACCGACCTTGATCGTCAGCGGCAGGTTGTGCAGCTCGATCGAGTCCTTCGGGGCCAGCACGCCGACGGCCCGGCAGATTGCCGACAGCTCGGCCCGTGCGATCTTGACCGCCATCTCGCTCGGGTTGTCGAGGTTGAGCCTCGCCCAGACGAGCCGTCCCTTGTGCTCGCCTTCGAGCACTTGGAAGGTCAGTTGCAGGTACTGCCCCGTCCCCGCCTTGGTCGGCTTCATCTCCGTCTCAGTGATGATCGCCAGGTACTTGCCCGCGGGGATCGGATCGAATCCCACGGCGGGATCGACTTCGTTTGCGTTGAATCCACTCAGATCTGCCATGTTCAGGCTCCTTGTGTTTGTGGTTCAGTGGTTGATACATTTGATTCGACGGGCGCATCGACGCCCGGCTGCATCGGGCTCTCGCCGCGCAGGAAGGCGTCGAAGATGCGGTAATCGAGCGGCATCTCGTCGGGCAACCCGATTCGGTTCTTGGCCATGTGCGCCGGGCGTTCGGTCGTGCGGATGATCCGTTCGCCGGTGCCGATGCCCTGCGTCCGCTTGCGGCTGAAGCCCTCGTCCGTGTGCTTCGTGTGCACGCGGTAAGTTGCAAAGAGCACCTCGTCACACCATTCCTGGATCAACGCCGACGCGTGCTTATTGAGCCGAGGCACATACCGGTCGTAACTCTCGGTCTCGGGGTTGTCGAACTTCTCGATGCGGGCGTGCGCGATGAGGATGACCTGCATCCCGCGCTCGTTGCGCAGCGAGTCGAGCCCTTCGAGAATCTCCCGCCACTGCGTGAGCGCGAAGGTGTAGCCTTTGGCGTACCCGATGTCCTCGATCGACTCGACACCCCGCTTGGCGCAGACCTCGGCGAAGATCAGCCGTTCGAGCCAATCGAGCGAGTCGATGACGACGGTCTTGTATTCGTGGTCTTCGTTGTAGAGCGCCGCGAGCGATGCGAGGATGTCGCCGTAGCGTGTCGCCACCGGCAACTTGTCGCAGTCGATCTCACCGAGTCCGTCCTCGGTTTGGATGAAGACAGCGTTGTCCGCCATCGACCCGAAGGTCGATTTGCCGATGCCGTGCGTGCCATACAGCATCACGCGACGGGGCTTGGGTTGGCGGCCGGATTGGATGTGTTGAAGTGGGTTCATGGGTATAGGTCTCCTTGGGTTGATGTGTTGATTTTCAGATGGATGGGTTCACAGCCGGTCGAACTTGCGGAGCGATTCGAACCCGGTCGGCCAGTGATCGCGTCGCTCGCATTCGCTCAGCTCGGCCATCGCCTTTTCGTTGTCGCGTTGCGCGGCATCGAGCAACTTGGGGCAGATCACCCACACGCCACACCGGAACGGCTCGCGTTTCTCGACCGCGACGATGTGAACCGGGAGCGTGACGCCTGTGGCCTCGGCAACCAACGCCCGGTAGAAGGCGAGCTGATGGACATAGCCGTACGCCCGGATGCTCAGCTCGAACGAATCCAGATCGTCCGTGGTCTTGAGATCGACGAGCCCGCGTCCATCGACCGGGTTGATCCAGTCGAGCCGAATCTGGCATGGATGCCCCGCGTAAGCCCGCCGAATCACACCCTCGGCCGCTCCAACCGCCAGCAACTCACGAGCGAAGATGTGCGTCTTGACCGCCGCAGCCATCTGCTCGATCAACGCCGCCTGGTCGTCGCTGAGCACCGGCTTGCCAACCCGCTCCGCCCACTCAGCAAACGCCTTCGTCCCCGAGCCGAACGGCTTGTCCGTCTTGGGATTGATCGGTCCGCCCACCGCGAACTCGGCCTCGTACCGCTCGCGTCCTTCGAGGACGAGCACATGTGCCGCCCGCCCGACGAGGAACGCCGTGCTCTCTCGCCGAGGAATCAATCCCAGCCGCTTGCGCTGATAAAGCAACGGGCACCGCCGAAACTCCGCCAGCCAGTGCGACGACAGGTTGTCCTTCGCCTTGGCGTGATACACCTCCGCCGGCTCGTGGGTCAGGAATCGCAGATCGAGTTGTTTGTCGTGTTCAGAAGTTCGCGCAAGCATGGCCAGGTCCTCGGGATGAATGTCTTGGATGAAGTCGCCCTGCCCGAGACGGACCAAGGGCGTAGAGGAGGTGCGGCGTTTCACAGTCCGGCCTCCTTGAGCTCTTGCATCGCTTGCTCGTGACGGCACTGCACACCGGCGCGTGCCTTTGCACCGCGACTGGGCTTGCTCGCGCTCCGCTTGGTTGAGAGTGGCGTGGCTCGTTGCCGTGAGGCCAACTGCCGGGTGCGATCGAAGTGCGCCGCGTCCGCTTCGGCCAGTGCCCGCCCAAAGTCATTGAGCCACTGGCGGGTGGTGAATATCCGACTCCCGAACCGCGTATGCTTGAGACGCACGCGGTCTCCGGATGCCGCTTTGACTCCCTCCCGGCACCACCGCCAGACGCAGTTGGGCGTGGGGCGACCGGGGGCAAGCTTGGCGGCCTGCGTCAGCGTGATATGCTCATCGAGCGAAGGGCCTTCCGTGCCCGCTCGGTTTGCTGATTGTGTTGATTCTTGCTTGTCCATGTAGACCTCCTCGCCCGTCTGGCCCGTCTTTGGGCTGGTTGCGATGGGAGAAGGATCTACTGGTTTTTTGCGTGGCTACAAGGTTACAGTTGTAACCAGAGTCCCCGCCAACGAGAACGGCCCTCCCGAAATGGGAGGGCCGGAGGAAGCGTGCAAGTTTTTTGCGAATTGAGAGTGGCGGTTACAACGCACCGGGGTTTTGGTGGTGTATCAATCGATCCGAAGCATTTCCTGGGATATCGCACACCGATGTTTGGACAGCAAACTGCCTCATCCCACCCGCCGCATGATCTCCGCCACCTTGCTCATGTCCCGCTCGGCGTACACCGCGTCCGTCACCTGGGCCGATGAGTGCCCAAGTGCCAATTGAGCAGCCTCGAGCCCGAACGCCCGACGAATCTCCGTCGCGGCGTTGTGCCGCAACTGGTGCGGGTGCCAGCGGTGGGCTTTCTGCCACGCGGCGAGTTCGACCTGCTGCTTCGGCGTGAGCCGCTTCTTCCACGCTGCGACCGTCTCGTCCTCCCGGCGTCCGAGCGGTGGGGGAGCCGGGAACGCTTTATCACACGCCCGCCGAATCGCGACATAGAAACTCGGCGTCGTGTATCGCTCACCCGCTGACCGCTTCGGGTCGATCTCGCGGTTTGTCCCAGCACGGTTCCCGCACGACATCGGCGTCACTCGGCCCGCGCTCAACGCCGCTCGGCGTTCCGCCTCCGCTTCGGCGGGGCTGAACAGATACGCCTCTGGATCACGCCCGTCGAGGAAGGGCTTCATCACATCCTGGGCGCTCGGCCCGAGCATGATCACGCGTTCGACGCCGCGAAACTGGTTCTTGTGCTCGACCGGTCGATAGACCCACACACTCGGCCCGTTGCCTTCGTCTTCGCGTTGCTCGATGTCGATCCCACGCATGACCAGTAACTCGCCCGGCCTCGCACCGGTGAGCAGTTGAAGATCCACGACCGCCTCGATCTGTCGGTTCAGAAACGGCCGCACCGCGTCGATCCGTTCGATCGGCACCGGCAGCACCTTCTTGCCCTCTCGTGCCTTCGTCCGCCCGCGTTTGAGCGCCTCGACCGTGTCGAGTGTCTGGTGCACAGTCGCCGGGATCAACTCCTGCGAGGCAGCCCAGCGGAACATCCGTCTGATCCGTTGAACATGCTGGTTGATGTACTTGCGTGACCACGCGGGCCTGGGCGGATCGGCGGCGGCGTCACCGGCAATCATCGCCTCGCGCAGCGCCCGCAACTTCCGAGGCCCGAACTCTTCCGCTGGTTCGCTGCCGTGGTATTGACGAAGCATGCGGAGGATGACCCGCAGCGTGCCCGACTCGTTGGGCTGGTAGTACCGCCGGGCCCACTTCCAGTACTCGGCGATGACCATCGCCACGGTTGGGCGACCGTCGTCTGGTGTCGGGTTGGCGCGACGGGCCGGGACGATGCCCGCTTCCTCGGGCTCGGGGTGTCGGCGATCGTTGGCTTCCCACGCGGCGATGATCCGGTGGTATCGCTCCCGGCTCTCGGGTGTGTTGTACTCGCCGAGCCAGTAATCGCGGCGGTGTTTGGTCGCACGATCCGTGAGTGTGACGATGGCCTGGTCATATCCAGACCGCTTCCGATACGAGGGTGTTTTGGGCATGGACGCCTCCCGAACGCTGGAGCGCGGTGTAGCACCGCGCTATATTGGGCGTTTCGGGCTGCGCCGTCGGCCGACGGGTTTCCGCAAGTCGCGGACTCAGCCAGATTTATGGAAAAAGCGGGTGATCGGAGTCGAACCGACGACATTCAGCTTGGGAAGCTGACGTTCTACCACTGAACTACACCCGCTTGGGTTGTTGAGCGCAGTGCGCACTCAACCGAATCTTCTGCACTGAGTATATGACCCGCAGCCACTACGGGATCAACCATTCGGAGGATCTCCAGAGTGGAGAGCCAATCAAAAATGCTGTTCTCTCACAGCCGCGAATGCAGACCACAAGAGCGTGAAGGTCAGAACCACTCCTTGGTGCCGTCGAGATACATCGCCTTGAACTCGGCATCAGACTTGGTCAGGTAAGTGATCCCCTCCACCAAGCCGATGATCCCCATCGCAAAGAATATCATGAAGGGGAAGAACAACACACAGCCAGTCACAAAACCTGCGATCGAGACTCCCAACATTATAAACGCAGGTGTTTTATAGCCAAGAATAAACTTGTGTACACCAAACGCGCCCAATACAATCGCGAGCACACCCACAAGAATTCTCTTGCTTTTCACTTCACTCGGTGAAAGCTCAGCAGGGGGCGTGGATGTCTCGGGCGGCGTCGCAGGCGCTGTCGGTTGCTCGCTCATGCCCGGGTCGCTTTGGTTGTCATTCTGATCGGTCATCGTGAACGCTGCCTCTCCAAAGAAGTTGTGTCGTACCCCACCAGCTTACCCGCCTGAGCCGTCCGCCGCCGAACCCGGCTCCACAGCCACCCGCACATACACCGCCCCGCTCAACGACAACGAATCCACAAGCCCCACCAACGCATCGAACGCCGATCGGCTCGCGACCGTTCCCTGCAGCGTCGCCACCGCATCGGGAGCCTCCGCCGACGCCCCGGGACGCAAGAGCACCCCCGCAAAGCGAGCGTCCTCTCGAAGTTGCACCGAGAGCTCATCCCTCACCCGTGCCAACGCTTCGCGCTCAGGATCGATCGGCTGGCTTTGCTCCGCGTTGAGTTGTGCCGCACGCTCTGATTGAGTCGTCGTTACCGCAGACCCGAGCAAAGCCCAGCCCGCAATCGGCACTAACACCAGCAACGCTGCGCCCCCAACGAGCATCGCCAGAATGCGTCGCTGATCGGGATCTTTCCAACTCAGTGAACACAACGACGTCACCGTTTGCTGCGCACGGATCTTGAGTTCGTAGAAGTCCAAAGCAAACCCCGCGGCCTTTTAGCTCTCTTGACTCGCAAACAGCTTGAGCATGTCCATGCACCGTGCCGCGTACCCGGCCTCGTTGTCATACCACGAGACAACCTTGAAGAACCGGTCGTTCAGCTCGATCGCTGCGCCCGCGTCATAAATACTGCTCCGCGGATCGCCAATAAAGTCGCTCGAAACAACGTCGTCCTCGGTATACCCAAGCACGCCCTGCATCGAACCATTCGCAGTAGCTCGCATCGCTTCGTTGATCGCCTTGACCGACGTCGGCTTCGCGGTACGGAACGTCAGGTCAACACACGAAACGTCAGCGGTCGGCACACGGAACGCCATCCCCGTGAGCTTGCCCTTGAGCGCCGGGATGCACAACGCCACCGCTTTGGCAGCACCCGTGCTCGCCGGGATGATGTTCTGGTACGCATTGCGCCCGCCACGCCAGTCCTTCTTCGACGGCCCATCCTGCGTGGGCTGGGTAGCCGTCGCTGCATGCACCGTCGTCATCAAACCCTCATCAAGCCCGAACTCATCGTTGATAACCTTGGCGATCGGCGCAAGACAGTTGGTTGTGCAACTCGCGTTCGACACCACCACGTCAGTCTTCGGATCGTACTGCTCATGGTTGACCTTGTACGCAAGGGTCTTGACCGTATCAGGCGTCTTGGTCGGTGCCGAGATCAGCACTCGCTTGCAGCCGTTGTTCTCGATGTGCTTGTGCGCCGTGTCATAGGTAGTGAAGAACCCGGTGGATTCGAGCACATAATCTACGCCCCAATCACCCCAGGGCAGCTTCGCCGGATCACGCTCAGCCTTGGTCTGCGTGGTGTAGCCATTGACCGTAAACGACGTATCGGTCGCCGAGACATCCGCCAGTTTGCCGTCCACACGGAACCGCCCGTGCATCGTGTCGTAGCCCAACAGATACGCGAGATTATCCGCGGGAACAAGATCATTCACCGCAACCACTTCAACATTGGGGTCACCAGCCGCGAGGCGATACACGAGCCGACCGATCCGTCCAAAGCCATTGATACCGATGCGTAATGCCAT